AGACGTAAACGGCACAATGTTAGGTTTGTTCCACGGACATCAGGCAAATCAAAACAACGTTCTTAAATATTTATCTGGACAGGCTGCAGGTCAAACCGCATTAGGTGGTGCAGATGTTTGGATTTCAGGACACTTCCATAACTTCCGTACAATGGATGTTGGTGACCGTTTATGGCTACAGTGCCCGACTACTGACCCTGGCTCTGAGTGGTTCCGTGACCGTGCAGGGCTAGAGTCAAAGCCAGGACTTCTAACTATGGTTCTTGGTGGAGATTATGACCCTCGGGAAAACATAAGCGTGTTGCCAGTTAAGTAATAATGAAAAGCAAAACTTACATTATCGCTTGGGACGATGCAATAGAAAATTGCACACGCATGAGCAATCAATTTTATGGAAAAATAGACCACAAATTTTTTAACGTATCCTCATCCCCAGAACTAAATGAAAACTGGCAGAGAAGACGAGACGTTAGGTACTACACTCACTTTTTTAATTCCGTAGAAGAATTTTTAAAAACCGACGCTGAGGTTTTTATTTTTAGTGCTGGAGATGCTAAATATTTTGACTACGTAGGATACACAAAATACATAGAACAAGTCTTTTCTGAAAACCCAAGCCTAATTGCTTTTGCACCAAATGCGTCAAATGACGCTTGGTCAGGTATGCGTTCTAACATAAGACCTTCTACTAAGTACACAAATTTTTATTTAACTACATGCACTAACGGAATTTATTTTGCCCTAAGCAGAGAAATGTGCGTTGTTCTAAATGATTTCTATCGGTGGTCATCTGTAGATAGCAAACTTATAGAGTCAGAAAAAATGCTTAGTGGGTGGGGTATAGATGTTGTAATAGCAGCCTATGCTATATATAATAACAAGTATTGCTACAGAGACCGCATGGTTGAAATCAATCATCCGCCTTCAAGTAACTACAACATACTTAGAGCACAAGAAGAGGCATTGATAGTGATTAGAAAATTTTCAGATTTTCTTGAGCAAGTATTGTCATATGACTCATATAGATATCTCCAGATAGTTGAAAAAATAGGCAAACTTTTTCAAGAGCCACGTTCATTGACTGTAGAAGATTTCTACGAAAACCCAAAGGAAGTAGAAAATGCCTAGAGTTTACACTGGAGGAAGTTTCGACCTCCCACATCACGGGCACTACAGACTTCTAGAACGTGCATCACAACTTGGATTAGTCACAGTTGCACTAAATTTATCTAACTTCTCGGAGCAATACAAGGGCAAGAAACTAATTATGTCCTACGAAGAGCGTAGAGAGATTCTTCTCGCTTGTAAGTGGGTAGATGAGGTAGTGCCAAACTTTGGTGGAGCAGATTCCAAGCCAGTAATTGAATTAGTAAAGCCAGACTTTATAGTGATTGGTTCAGACTGGGCCACTAAAGATTACTACAAGCAAATGGGATTTACTCAAGAGTGGCTAGACAGTCACGGAATAGGTTTATGCTACGTTCCATACACTGAAGGTATTAGTACCACAGAGTTGCGTAAAAGAATTATTTCTTAGAGTTTTTTTCTGCACGCTCTGCGTGATAAGCATTTACCGCATTAGCACTTGTCCTGCTACGCCAAATAAACCCACAGTCAGTGCATTCAACCATACGTGCCGTGGTCCAACGACCGCCACCTGGCAAATCTACAATGTATGTTTTTAATTTGCTAGTGCGAGCAGAGCAATAGCCACACTGAGGATAGCGACCTCTGCGATATTCATCACCATTAGCATCGACAGATAGAGTTCGACGAATTTCATTTTCATCTTTTCCACCCCAGATGCCCCAAATTTGTTTACTTTCCAAAGCATATTTAATACAGTCCCTTCTTACTGGACAAGCAAAGCATAAGTTTTTAGCCTCATACTTATCTTCTGGTTTATCAGAAAAAAATAACTCAACGTATTTTTGATTCTCTTTTTTGGAACATAACGAGTCCTTTTGATAGGACATATCTTTAAAATCATCTGACATTAATATTCACCCACGTGACTGGAATAACCTTTTCTACTGTGTCTTCATAGATTGTCATTCCGTTAATGTCACATGCGGTGAATTCAGGTTCGCCATCAATAACTCCAACATAGCCATGCTCATGGGAGCAGGTGTCTAGAGTTAAAAATGCTTGACTTAAAGAGTCAGTGTGGCCATCTCTTTGTATGGTAGAGGCCAATGCACGTCTGATTAAGTCATTAGATAAATCCACGTGCTCTTCGGTATAAAAAACCATGGACTGTGGGTCTGATGGCTGATAGTTGCTACCATCCCACTCACTCCAAAGAGTTTCGCCTATACGTGAATCTTTCATAGTATAGATTATACATTGTTATAAAAAAACCACTAAAAGACACGCTTGTTATTATTTAATTTACAGGCCAGACATATTCGTAAGTTTCAGGTCTAATGCCTCTGTCTTCTTCCCACTTAAATTGGCTGTACCAGTTGTAGTCTTTGTTTAGTAAAGCCAATCGGTGGCTAGATGCAATCTGGGTAAATTTATTAAAATCAGACAGCCAAGAAGGATTTTCAGAAGCACTTTCTGAAAGTAGTCCAAGTTGCGTAGCCCTAAGTATAGTTTGATGGGCTTTGTCGCCAATAGTTGACTTGTAGCCACGACGTTTCCACTCGTTGACCATTGCTTGTATGTAGTTGTATAGGGCCACTTCATGGCCTCGCCACATCTTGGTAGCAGGGTGGTTTACCCACCCCTTAGGCTTTCTATGCTCCCCCTGAGGGTCTAGTTCAAGCAGGGTCATAAGAATCTGCCAACCCTCCAAGGCTTGCTTGTTGAGGCGTTTGTTGTCTAGAGTTTTTGCAATTTTTTCGAACGATGATGTTAGAGGTAGAAATGTTTGCATGTTGTCCTTTCGTCGTTATATAACCATTATACAGAAAATTTAGAATTTTGCAAGATATATTCCAGTAACTTCAAAAGTTTCATGGGCGACAATGCCACTAAATGTATCCAAAATTTCTTCATGGCTCCAGTCATCCTTGACGTGCTCTTCATAAGGATTGCCGTGAATATGCCCCTGAGGGAACTGAATAATTGGCATAGATACAATTGCGTACTTTGCCTCTTTAGATACACGCTCCCACAGAGCAACCGCATCTTCTTTACTCATGTGCTCAAGAATGTCGCCAAAAATCACTAAATCGTATTTAAAGTGTGGATATATTCTTGCGTCACAAACCCAAACTTCGTTGTAAATTTTGTCTAGTTTAAACTCTGTAACATAAGGTGCCCAGACTTCAACTCCAACGGTGTATGTATCAGGAGAGTATTTTCTAATAATCTGACCATAAATACCTTCACCAGCACCAAAGTCAATAGCACTCGCTGGTTGCATTTTATTAATTACAGATGCAGCCCAAGGCTTGTTTGTAAAATCAGAATTTGGCATTAGTTTTTTACTCTTACGTATGCTGTAGCAGAGAATGAATCTGGTTGTTTGTCTGTAGCAGTAACCTCTAGTTCAATATCTACAACTTTAAGTAGTTCGTCTTGCTCTAGACCTAGATATTCACTAGCAATCTGGGCAACTCTTCTTTTTATTTCTTCTTGGTTTGAACCATAAACGTTTAAAGTTAGTTTTTCTCTAATCACTTAATCATCTTTTCTAATTTGTCTGGTGAGTAGTGAGCACCGTCTAGTTGAGGCTCTCTGTCATCATTAGTCTTCATAATGATGTCACCAGAACGAATAGCAGTAATTACACCTTCACGACCATTGTGGACCATACCAAGTTCTCCATCAAAAGCGTCAGCCTTAACTCGAACATAGTCAGTGACCTTGATGTCTCCACGACGTACTGGCACCCAAACTCCATTAGTCTCCTCTGACTTGGCTAGAGAGTGTCCTCTAATTACCTTAGAGAATATGTCTATAACTTCTGGCACATCGCTATCTTTAATAGACACATCACGCCAAGCAGCAAGCAACTTTAATACAGCGTTTCCAACACCTAGCCTTACTTTGGCTTGGGCAAATTGCTCTTTTACCCAGTTTTCATTTATCTTTCCCATGCTATTTTCCTATGTTCAATGTTGATTCTAAATTTTTTAATGCTGTTTTCTTATCAGGAATGTTTGCCAAATAAGATTCTTTCTGAGCCAGAGAGACTAAGTCACGTCTGCTTTGACTCATTTCTTCTATGCTATATGCTAAAACAGACCAAGCGTCCCCCAAAACACCGCTCTCTTTCCACTCCGTTATTATTGGAGTTTTGGCGTTTAAAGCCTGAATGTATCTATTACTCCAAGCAGTGCCATCTCTTCTATCTGGGGATATTAATGCTCCCACAGAGCGTAAAATTTGAGTAGCCACTTCTGAATCATTACTCCCACGATTAATTTTCATCGGCAAAGTAGGTAGTTTTAGGAACTGCAATTGATTCTTATACCAAGGAGATTCGCTAGAGTCATAGACCCACTTATCTACTCTTTCAGCATCGTCGACGTCTAATTCAAAAAGGATGTAAGAATCTAGATTTAGACCAACTAAATTCTTTTTAAAATTAGGAGCCATTTTTACTGAATCTAAAGATTTCCAAGGAAGTTTTGCATACACAGTTTTTTGCCAATCTTCTTTATAGAGAAGGTTTACGGCATCAAAAGCACTGTCCAGTAACTTTTTATCGGCCACCACGTTTGAGTACTCTTTGCGATAAGAAAAGAAAGATTTAGTTAGACTCTCTGGATTATTAATTACAGATTTTAGGCTAACTTCTATTTGACTTGGCGTTGGGGTGTCAACAAACAGAGTTAATTTATCTGACCCCCACATGGTCTGAATTACATTAAGTGCACCATACACTCTGTTAGCACCCATGCTAGTAATAGGAGACACTCCAACTACGACTGCATCAAACTCATTTAAAGTTTCTTCTGTCATGTAAACACTCGGGCTGGCCCAAACAACTTCGTGGCCAGCATCAGTAAGTGCCATATTAATTAAACCAGCAAAACTTAAGTTTTTTAAGTTAGCGGAAGAAGACGCTTGGGGGGCTGACATCCCTGTTAGAAAAATTCTTGACATTTATTACCTTAATAGAAAAAGGGGCACCGTCACTAATACTAGCAAACGATGCCCCTTTAATTTTATGTTCTGACCTAGAAAGGAGCGTCAGTTGGTGCTGAAGTAGCCACTGGAGCAGGTGGAACTGCTGCTCCAGCAGTACTTGGAGCAGGTGGAGCAGGTGGAGCAGGTGGAGCAGGTGGAGCCACTGGAGCAGAACTTGCTACCTGTGGTGCTACAGAAGTCGATGCATTAACGTGATACTTCTTGATTTCGTTCTTTACATCGTTGTTCCATGTACGCTTTCCAATAGTTGCACGGAAAGTTTTGTCAAGGATTGTAGCCTCAACCTGTGCATTGCTCGGATTGTTGTTCATAAAGAACTCACGAGGAACACCAAGTGCTGCCATCTTTGAAAAGAAGATACCTAGGGCATTCTTGTTTTCAGGAGAAATTACTAGGTTGTCCCAGATGCGACGCTTTGCAAAAGGGCCACCCTGAACTTCAGTAGTAATTTTGAACATTGTCTTGCCACTCTGGGATACTGTGGCCTTAGCCTCAATAACCTTGAGTTCGTACTCGCCGTCGGGCAACGGCTCGTAATTTCCGCCAGCAGACTCGCCAGCATCCTTTACTAAATCGCCCCAGTTAATGCTACTCATAGCACTCACCTATCCTTAATGTTGGGTTATTTTATCTACTTAGGATTCTAAGCAGACTTCTTTTTCTCGGCTTTTACACCGAAAATCATGTCGAGCATACGCTCTACGCCTAGGTTTTCTTGCTCCACAATGGCACCAAGACGACCTTGAACGCGTTCTCCAGCCTCAACTTCATCAGTACGTTCCACATACATACGGCGTGCCTTGTAAGGCAACTGAGTTGGGTCTGGGTTTGGAATGGTCTCGTTAGAAATATATCCGAGAACATCGTAGAAGTACGGAGCCTGAACTTTCAACTGACCCTGTAGATAAGGGTGCATACGATTATCCTGACCACGGCTAGCCATAGCAGTCATAACTACAGCCTCAAGTGGCTGAGTAGGGTGCGAGGTTAGGTCGCGTAGGTCGCGTAGAAGATGCCCCATGTGGCGAAGTAGTTCGCCCCACTGTTGCATCTTCATCTGCTCTGTACCAGCGATGTTATCCATACACTTCACTTGAAGTTCTGAGATGGAGTCAATGATAAGCGACTTGAACTGGTGCTTA